GCCTTATCAAGAGGAAGACTTAGCTGCAGACTTTGATTTCAATATTGAATTTGTTCAATTTGCCTTAATTACTCTTGAAAAATACTCAATGATAACAAGATATCAAGATATTTTGTTTATCAAAAATTGGGAAGAATACCAGTCTATTGAGGGTTTGGAAAAGGTAAGGGAACAGAATAGAATACGTCAGGCAAGGCACAAAGAGAAACAAAGACAACTAACGTTAGGTAACGTTAGCGCTAACGTTAGTGGTAACGCGGAAGTAACGGCGAGTAACGCAACAGATATAGATAAAGAATTAGATAAAGAAAGAGATATAGATAAAGAGAAAATACCATATAGCGAAATCATCAAATACTTGAACGAAGCAACAAGTAAATCATTCAAAGTTACTCAGAAATGGAAAGACATGATCAAAGCAAGATGGAATGAAGGTCAACGACTAGATGATTTCAAAAAAGTAATTGATGTGAAAACAAAACAATGGTTGAACAACCAAGAAATGAATAAGTACCTAAGACCAGCAACACTCTTTGGAAATAAGTTTGATGATTATTTGAATGAGTATCGTCCACAAGTTAATTCTTCAATCTCTGATGAAATTGCTGAATCGCAAAGGAGGTTGTCTGAAGCCTATGAACAATGAGTTAAAACTTGTGGCTGAAATGCTCAACAATCCATCAATCATTACCAACATTGATATTGATTCGGAATGGTTTGAAAGTCCTCAGTGCAAATTGATTGTAGAGTCAATGACTAGACTGCGAGGAATGATATACACCACCGAACAGGTCCATCGAGAAATGCGAACCATTGATTACTTTAAAGCGGGGACAGTAGATGAATTAGACATCTTGAAGAATTCTGCGAATCAGCTTGGAATCGAAAGAGAACTAGCACGAATCATACACAATGATTATCTTGATCGCAAGTTGCATTCTGCGTCCATAAAATACGCTGAGACGCTTTCTAAGACAGATGGCGATAAGTTAACACGCTTGCTAGAAGAAAAGCGTGACGTGAACCATATTAAGTCTGATGGCAAGTTGGACAAAGCATTCTCTGAATTTTCGGAGAACTTGGATAAGCCAAGCGATGTTCTAACGACATACAAACCGCTGGATGCATTTCTTGGTGGTGGGCTAACTGGTGGCAAGTTGATTGTCTTAGCAGGGAGACCAGCTACAGGGAAAACGGCGTTTGCTTTAAACATCATGCACAAATTATTTACAGATAACGAAAATGTTCAGTGCGACTTTTTCACTTTCGAAATGGGTCAAAACGAGTTAATGACTCGACTGGTTTCAAAAGAGACACATATCAACTCACTTCTATTCGTGGGTAAGGATAAGCTGTCGCAGGAAAATAAAATCAAGGCACGCAAAGCTTATGAGGAAATGAAAAATACATTCGATTTACGTGTCTATACATCCGAGTACTCAAACTTGAACGATATTAAATACGCAATTAAGCAGCGTTTGAGTGATAAGAAGTATGTCGTGTTTGTAGACTACGCAGGGTTGATCACAGTTAACGACACTCGCAAAAATGAGCGTCAAGTGATGAACGAAGTCACACGAGAGTTGAAGAAGCTCACAACAGACTACGGAATCACCATTGTGTTACTAGCTCAGTTAAGCAGGGCAGTCGAGCAACGACAAGACAAGCGGCCAATGCTCAGTGATTTGAAAGAGTCTGGATCCTTAGAACAAGATGCGAATGTCACACTCTTGCTTTCAGCTGACGATAAAGACAGCCGAAAGATTCGATGTGATGTAGCGAAAAATAGGGAAGGCATGACAGGAGTTGCGCCATTTATCTTCGACAAGAAGTTTATGGATTTCTCAGTAGACTTTGACGAATGGAGAGGTTAGATGGACGGAAAAACATATCTGGCTATCTTCCAAGAAAACGGCCTTGTGCGATCGGACTTAGTCAAAATATTGGAGCATCAAGTAAAAGTGTTCCAAGAAAAAAATATGCCAGCGAACGCAGAAGAAGCTAAGTGGTTGGCAATCGAAATAGCTGAGGAAGAAAAAGCACAAGGCTATCCATTCTTAAATGGCAATGAAACTAGAGAACAGATCGCACAACGATACTTGAAAGGGATGAAACTATTCTGAATGAATTAGATTTACAAAAGCAAATCAGAAATTCACTCAAGGTAATCGGGCATGATTGCTGGAAAGTTGATACAGGCCCAGTCAAACGAGCTAGTCATAAGCAAATGAATCTTGAAAAAGGATTCCCTGATTTGTTCGGATTTCGGAAAGATGACAAAAGGATTTTCTTTATAGAAATCAAAATGCCGAAAGGAAAATTAAAACAAGAGCAAAAAGAATTCCTTTTAGATAAAAATCGGAAAGGTTGTCTCAATGGAGTAGCTAGGAATCTTGTTGAAGCAATCGAAATAATTCAAGGTATTAGAACGATTGAAAATGAATTGGAGGAAACGAAATGATTAACAACGTAACTTTACAAGGAAAACTAGGCAAGGACATCGACCTTAAATACACGCAAAGTGGTAAAGCAGTGGGCACAACAAGTATTGCTGTGGATCGTGATTTTAAGAACGCCAATGGAGAAAAAGAAACAGATTGGGTGAACATCGTGTTCTGGGGGAAAACCGCTGAAACAGTTGCTAACTACTTCAGAAAAGGTGACGAAATTCTAGTCGTCGGAAGAATCCAAACACGCAGCTACGAAGATAATTCAGGCGGCAGAAAATATGTAACAGAAGTTGTGGCGGATAAGTTTAGCTTCACAACTGGTCGTAAGAGCCAAAATACGCAAGATGGCGGCGTTTCAAATAGTCAAACGACTAATAATGCCAACGCTCACCAAAACCGCAACAATGTTCAATCAGACCCATTCAGCAATTCATCGATCGATATTGATGATAGCCTTCCATTTTGAGAGGTGAGCAGATGACACCGACACAAGAAAGCATACGCAAACTATCAGATGCAGAGTTAATAGCACAACTAAAAATCGTACGCAGCGCACAAAGGCGATTTGATTTCCGTGAAAAATGGATTTGTGAAGAAATGGAACGGAGGAGCAAAGATGAACAAACAAGAATTGATTGAGAAGTTGGACGAGATCATAACAAATTATAAAGAGCGAGCTAAAGACAAATATGTTCTCCCTTCGAGCAAAAATATACTTATGAGTAGAGTCTATGGTTTAGCGCAAGCAAAAACATTGGTTGAAGAGTTAGAAGAAATCCCATTAGTGACAGTGCCGTGGAGTATTGAGGAACACATGAAAGCTTGTAAATTTGCAGGCGACAACATGCATGAATCTATTTTATCAGCTAGTTCTGAAATTTGTGGGTGGTACATGGCGAATTCTGAAATCTACGAACAAGCATGGACGAACGGTTATGAAGTGGAGAAAGAACCGCTGTATTTAGTTAAGGTACCTATACTTAATTGGAACGGAGATAGTTCCGAATTCGAAACAAAATTTGTCTATCTTGTATGGAACATAACCAGCGGGGAATATAATTTATCCGCAATAGATAAAGATACCGAAAGATGGAGAGCATCTTTAACCGAATCAGAAATCAAGTCAATCGATGAAAGATATTGGGCGTTCGCAGTACAAGTGGAGGAACCCAAATGAAACTAGTAGACACAGTAACAGGCGTTCAAGACGGTAAGTATAGCCCACCGCCACGAGTAGTCAGAAAGCAACGGAGAGTAAAAGCAGGCATCGAGTATTGGTGCGTGACCGGACGTTTTACAAAACCTTTCAAAGCAGTGTGTGTCAAAGTGCTTGAGAACTCAGCTCGATCGGACAGTTGTTAGATTGAGAGATATGAAGAGGGTGGAATGATGGCTAACAAAGAAGATTTGTATCGGTTGGAAAAGTTAGTTAATACGCCAGGTGCTGATGAAGACGAAATTAGAGTTTTGAGAAAGGCTTTGTGGGGAAAGAGTTACGATCGACCAAAGCAGAATAGATACAACTCAACGCCAGTCAGATTTACTTTTCCAGATGGTGAAGTCAAAGAATTCAGCACACAGCGTGAAGCCGCAGAGATGTCAGGGCTGAACAAATGGACTTTGGATCGAGCATGCAGATTGCAGATACCTTTGAAGAAAGGCAATTTTGCAGGTGCAACGGTCGAGATATTGAGTCAGTAAGTGGCAGAAATATAAATTATCTGAAATGAGGTATCAAATGAGTGCAAGAGAGGAACTCATCGAGATAGTTAACTATCAAAACAGTTTTGTGAAAATGGGGCACAGAATAAATTTTGATTCCTTATGTTCACTTATAGCAACAGATGATGCTTTATGTAATAGCCGCAGTACAAATCAGAAGGTTTGCGTAACGATCGTAAACAAATATATGACCGAAGAAGAATGTCAGATTATTTTAGAAAAGTTAATTTCTGAATCGGAAGAGATACAAAACTAGGAGGAAACATTATGAAAATTGATGTCGAGCTTATCGAAGAAATGTTGCAAAAAAGCAAATCGGATATTTATCCTGACGACTATTTGGGTGAGTGCGAAGTAGAAGAGGGTTCCGAAGAAGAAGAATTCATCTATGAAAACTTTACTAGTATCAATAACTACATCATTAAGCGCTTAGAAACAAGATTGGCTTTTATGAAGCACGGTCTTAAAAATGAAGTCAGTAATTGACAGATATTACCAACTAAGAAATGAGGTATTCATAAATGGATAAAGAAGTAGTAGCAGTATCAAAAAAAGCTGACAAGTATTTTTTAGTCCTTGAAGATGATAGTCGAATCAGAGTAGATTCTAAGGAGTTTCAAAGAGTAAAAAAATTATTATCAAAAGGCGCAACTTTATTTTTGGAACCAAATAAAGAAAGTAATTGTGTGGAATAAAGTTCGCTATCCACCAAAATAACCAACTGAAAGGGGAAAAAATCTATGAAAGAAAAAGAATTTGAATCAATGAGTGGATCAGTTTTGAAAGTAGTCACCAACAGATCTAATTTGCAATTTTTATTGCCCGATAATGAAGTGATAGGCGATCACCCAGAGAGAGTTTACCTCTTTGATAAGAAAACTCACCAAAACTTTGGTAACTATTTGCTAAACGAAGGAAACTCTATCTGGAAAGATTTTACTCCAAAAGAAGCTAACTCACTTGGGAGTGATTATTGCGAATACTACGATAAAAAATATGATAATAATGGTTATTTATCTATTGATGGTAACAGAGCGATAAATATTACTGCTTGTTGGAATGCTGAAAGCAGACTTTATCAGTTTACGAAAGCAAAACTACAGTCGTTTGTTTACGATTTGCTGAATTGATTTGAAAAGTCCATTATTCGTGAAGTTGGAGGTTTAGATTATGAAATGGAGATTGGTTAGACATCCTTATGGCGGCTGGATGATTGAATATAAAAATGGAGTTTTCGGGGGTTGGCAAAAAGTTAATGCAGCTAGACATTATCAATGGGAGCCTCCTTTGCCAGCCGTTTTTAAGAAAAAAGAGGAGGCTACTTTGGAAATGGCAAAGCTGATAAGTAAATATTCTTAGTCAGCTATCCGACGAAATAGCAGAAAGTGAGGAATGAATGTGAATGAGTTATTAGATGCAGCAATTGAAGAAATTGGTCGAGTGTTGATTGGTAATAAAGATCGAAATACCGAAGAAGTTTATCTGAAAAATGCTATTAGGCACATCCGAGAATACGGCAGTCAACCGCAACTCAATTCAAATCAGCAGATTGTCCTGGATTATTTGAAGGGAATAGCCGTAAAAAACGATAATGCTCCGATTGTGACTTTTTCAGCGTTTGGGTATCAACACTTTGGTGCAGAGCTACCTACTGATGTCGAGAAAGCTTATCAATCGATGAATGGCAAACAGGATTTAGGTGTTATGAGCGCTTATGTTAATTGGGCATTGGAACAGGAGGAAGAGTGATGAGTGCTAAAGATTGGGAAACCATAATTGCTCCAAGCGGCATGGGCTTTATGAAAGATGAGTTTATTGAACGTCGTGGAAGAATTAACTATCGGCAGCCATCCCCAAGAAGCGGCACACAGTGCGGTTTTTGTAGCAGTATGAAACCCAAAGACTTACGTAGCTATGATTCGTGTCCAGAATGTGGGAAGTCTTTATTTGCTAGAAAACAGCGAAAACACAAGTGGTAATTCCGCAATCGTCAGCGATAAATGAACGGAGGGGAAAAATGACATTTATAGATTTTGATCCAAGATACAGATTTTCCTTGATTCATCAGCAAGGCAACATTCGAACAGTACACGGATACTACGACAAAGAAATAGAAGCATCAGTTAAAATTAAAAACATTCTAGATACTGAAGATATTGAAAATTTGGAGGATGTAATCGAACTTTATAAAGTCGACGTAACTGATCTAGAAGAAAAGCACAATACAGAGTTAGAAAATATCGATATGCATGATGTATGTTCTGAAAGTCAATTGATTCATAAACTAGTTGTTGATGACAATTTTCTTTGGAAAAGATTTGAGGTTAGCAAACATGATACCAAATAGCATCAAAGTAGCTGGTATGACATATAAAGTTGAAGAAGTGCCGTTTGTTGAAATTGATGGAGACAGAAACTTTCAAGGGGTCTGTCTCTATCATGAAAGTACAATCCGAATTCTTGAGACATTGTCAGAAGCCAGAAAAGAACAAACTTTTGTGCATGAGTTGACCCACGCCATCTTTTATGAAGCTGGGTTTGAGGATCAAGACGAAGACATGATAAACCGAGTGTCCTTGGTTCTACATCAAGTTTTAAAGGATCTTCAGCGATAGCAAACAGGAGGGATAAACATGGAGAGGGCCTTTGGTTATAGTCAAATGAGATTCAACTACATTACTGATTATGCTAACAGTATTGCAGAAAGCGCAGTACAGATGGAAATGGCATGGCAAAACAGGAAAAACTTTAGAGATGATGTTGATTTGGAAAAATGGTTAAAAGGACAAGCAGAAGACATTGAAAGAAAAGTTAGTGAGTTATCTACTTACCTTAGACCTTTAGATGCTTTCTATGAAAAACAGGAGGGATAAGATGGCACCAAAATTTCGAGCGTTTTAACCGAAACAAAAACAATGCATGATGTGCTACAAATTGATTTAAGCAGAAGTATGGTTAGTCTCAAAATTGAAAACGACAGCGAGTGGTATTGGTTTAAAGAAGTAGTCCTCATGCAATCCACTGGCTTGAAAGACAAGAACGGCGTGGAAGTTTTTCAAGGGGATATTGTTAAATGCACCAGAGGCTGCCCTCATGAGGTGATTTGGCTACAGGAATATGCAGGCATGTATGTTGGTGGAATGCCTGCATGGTATCTTTCAGGGCTAAGTGAAGGATATGCGTGGACTGGCGAAGAGGAAGTTATCGGAAATATCTATGATAACCCGGAACTGTTGGAGGGATAAAATGAAAATACAGGAAATAACTAAACAAATCAGTGATTTAGATGGTTTCAATAGTGCAGAACCTCAAGAATGGGAACATGGTTTTCTTGAGTGTAAACGCCAAGTTCTGGATTTAATAAGGAAAAGTACACAACTTTATGAAGTTGTATTTCTCGAAGATGACGACGGACGATACTTGTTAATGGAACTAGGTGAAAAATCCTATGATGTTGTCCATGAATCCGAAAACGAAGGTTATCGCAATCAGTGGTTCAAAGAAGCTGAAATCAAAGAAATTGATGAACGATATTGGGCTTTTGCAGTGCCGGTAGACGCCGATGAAAGTTAATCAGTACACAGTACTAGCGATGGTATCAATACTGTTAACGATCGCTGGTCTAAGTTGGCTATCCTATACAATAGTGGACCAACAGGAACAAATTGAACAGTTACAAGAACAGCTGCAGCATGAGCAGATGAAGTACAAGATTATTATCAATGATCCGTTAGTTAGAGATGCGATGGAAGCGGGAGGATGAATGATGTACAGACCACAATATTTAGAAAAACCAGAAGCAACATACGAGAAGTATTGGTCTCACAAAGGGTATTTGCCAGTGCAACATACAAGAATTATTTTATGGAGTGGGTACAAGCGAAAACAGAATAATGAAGTAGTGCCATTCAGAGGGCGAAGAAAACCAAAAACCCCAAAAGTTGGGAATAGAGGAGTTTATTTATGGCCATGACAGTTGCAGTAGCGATTTTTCTCGCGGTCGTAGCGACAGTGGTTGCAAGTGTGATTTTTGGTAAGGAAGACAAAGAGGAGGGCAAGTGATTGGATTTGAAAGCGGCTGGTTCGTATGCTTATGATCTCTCTCACGGAATGCTGCTAGAATACGTATGGCAGCGACTGATCGAGAGTGAATTTGGAACAAGAAAAAAATACAGCGAAGAAGAAATTGAAGAGTTCGTCAGAGATTATATGGAGGTCGAGTAGATGTGTGAGTACTGCAAACCCGATCCGAGAAATAGGGAGACATTGTATAGGTCTGATTATCTG